ACGGAACTTTTGTTATAAAGAAAAAGACAAGGAATTTATTAATCTGCCATGGTTCAACGTGCACTAGTAACTGCATCAACGGGTTGACCCTACAAGTCGTACTCATACCCAGGACCAGTTCCAGAACAGTCGAGATCGAGAGTAATGAAACCAGAAACAAGGGAAGTAGCGGCGACGACATCATCAGCTTCTGAAGCTGTGATGGAACCATCTGTAGTGATGATTACGACGGGATGACCGGAATGAAGTGCAACGGATGCAAGATCGGTATTGAGCCCAGGGGGGAGACGAGTGTTAGTTTCTTTGACCATGGCGACGTTGGAGAAGACGATAGTAGAAAGATAAGGGAGCTCGATGGCATCGGCGGCGGCTATGGAAGCGTTGCGAGCACCGGTGAGTCCGAAACGGACGGGACGGAGATCAGACATCTGTTCCATGCGAGCAACCGTGTGACATTCAAGGGCAAAAGAAACAATTTTGACAGAAGAAAAGACGGCACGCAACTTCTTGATTTTCGGATCATTTATAATGGTGGAAATGGCTGGCTGGGTATCGACGCTTAGATCAGTAAGTTCAATTGTGACCTCGCGACGATTGGATGACGCGGTGGAAACAACGACGGGAGAGGAAGTGACGGAGGTGGAAGTAAGGGAAACGGAACTAAGAAGATCAGCCATAGAAGTTTACATAAGGGTGTTCAGATCGACGGTGGGGCGGCGAGATAAAGGTTGTGCATGTCACAGACTTCACCGGTAGCATGTTTACCGAAAGTGGGGAGGCCGTAAGCGACGACAGTCTTGGAGAGGCCTGGACCAGGGGCACCGTTGCCAAGACCGTAGGGCTTGAGAGTGTCCATGTACACGGCCGAGACGTTGTAACCAAGATAACGCAGCGTGGCAAGATCACCAGCTGGGTTCCAACCGTAAATGGTGCGACCGACGGAAAAGACTTCTTGGAGACGACTATTGAAGACGGGGTGACCGGTGTGATCTACGAGATGGAAAATTTCAAGTCCACCATCGAGATGTGACATGGCGACGTGGGTGGCACCGCGAATAGTAGAATGGATAAAGTGAGGCATGAACTCCACGTCAAAGAAAGAAACGGGAGCGGAGGTGGGGACCACAGCGAGAGAGAATTGATGAATGTGAAGGCGGGGAGCACGAGGATCAAACTTGGTCTTTTCGACCTGAGTCGAAGCGTCGGTGTATTCGCGGCGGTGAGGGGGTTGCGGGGGAGGAATATACAATCCGGGGAACAAAGCGTCGGAGAAAGAGAGAGCGGCAGGGAACCAAGAGCGCAGGTAATCGATGATGAACGACATTAAATGAGTGCGATTACGTGCTTGTCGAAAAGGACTACGCCCGGAGGAGACCTGAGAGACCACGAGTGAGGTTCGTGGACTGTTACACCGTGTTTGATAAATAAGGTGCGAAGCTTGTCTGCAGGCAAATCTACAAATTGTCTGTAGAAGGCAGGACCTCGGTATGGGATAACGGCTCGGGCCGCGGTGCGCGCACAATCGGTGACAGATTCAACGATGACCCTCTCCGGAGACGTAGAGACATAAGTGAAATACTTACGCCTGCGCATAGACATGACCACTTCGATCATTAAATATGCTTCACTGTACCTGACGTCTGGGTACACGTAAGCACAATAATGTGCTAACACATTGACCTGCCTATAATTAACTGGCATTTGACGGTCGAGAAGGGCGGTGTAATAATCGTCTTGACTAACCCTCATGTTGACGCGACCGAAATGCTTGAGAAAGATGCGAACAGGGTCGGCGACCCACGTGTTTTCGATCCAGAATCTTCCTGCGTGGTAGGTCGGGGTACCTTGCTCGGGCTGGGTGAAGGTGACGTTCAGAGTCTTGAGGAGCTTCGGGTATATGACAGATTGCTCGGCAATAAGAGACGTGGTTATATCATCGCCCTTGACGATGACTATATCGGCGTAACGAATGGCAGGTTTAGCGACAGAGAGCGTCGAAGAGCCTTGTACGATGTTGGCAGGTAAAGTAAAAGGATCACCGGAGTCGAGGTTGAGGGATTTAAAGAGAGAGTAGAGAGATGGTTGAAGTGATTTAACCTTCGTGCAAAGACGCATAGAAAGGTATAACTGCGCGATCTCAGGCCTAACACCGAGGAAAACCATTAACATGGTGAACATTAACACGTGGGGTAGCGTATGAGATGAATCTTGCCTGGTGATATCATATTGTTCGTTTCCCTCGGCAAAAGGATCACCACACAAAACATCATTAGTCAACTTGGTGAGTTCGGCATCACTAAGACCCATGTCGAAAATCACTCCTTTCCTGGCGGAGCGAGTGAGGTTGGCACAGAAAAGGCGACTTGATTCACCCATGACCTCGTTGTAAGATGGTGAACCGGCTATGATCGACTGCCCGTAACCAACTTCATTGGAGAAGTGCGCTTTGGGTTTGACCTTGAGTTGATCCTTGAGGAAACCGGAAAAGCCGACAGAAGCAGCAGATTCACCAAAAGCCTCAGTAGTATGAAGCCGTGAAACGAAGCCTGTGGTTCTCGAGTGAAACCAAGAAAAGCACAGATCATCGGCCAATCGAGTTGTGATTTCGTCACTTAAGTAAGCGGTGACGAAAGATTCCATCAACTGAGTAGCTTTGTGGATCACTTCAGGTGTCATCAGAGTGGCCTTCGTGGGTTCGGCGAGTTGTCTCAGGCACACATTGCGGAGGTCATGGAAAGTGTGCGAAGACGATTGGACAACACCGAGAGCTTGAGCGTCTCTGTAACCGTATCGAGTATGTTCTACATCGCTAATGTCCGTCTGACCGAATTTCTTAAGACCGAAGGCGGGACCGAGATCGAGGGTCGGGATATCGGTGAAGTGACTGGACGCGGTCGGAAGAACGGCACGGGCCGCGATGATGGACTGAATGACATCTCGCCCAGGGAAGGTCAAGAAAATATCGTCGACATCGGTGACATTAATATCAGACACAAAGACAGAATCAGGATCAGGGACAAAGATCTCACCATGTTCGTGGTGCCTATTAACCCCGGAGACGTGACGAGTGTCCAAGGCACCGTAAATGTAATTGCGGTAGGACCCGCCCTGAACGAATGGTTGAGCCGACTCAAGACGGCATCCGGCGAGCGCCATCGACGCAACACCAGACTCCATGACCAAGACACAAGATTTCGAGTGACGGGTAACGCCGACAATAACGACAGATCTGGCGTTAGCGAACCAATTGAGATATTTGCCCGACAAACCAGGGATGATCACAGTGTGCGTCGAACGTTGACCTTGAACTTGCGTGATGGAAGCAACAGTGGATCCGAGATGCTTGACTTCTTGCGCCTTAACACGTGACCTGATGACGAGGGAGCCTTGGCTGGGGACGTACCTGGGGTCTTCAGTGATGAAGATAGACTGGAGTCTGTCCGACCTGGTCTGGATGAGGGAAGCGCGAGTGTGATCAGCAAATGTTCGAAGGACCTTAATGGCGTCGACCGGCACATTCTGCGACAATGATAAAAGGATGGTGGGGCAATCAGGGGCAGTCGTAAAATCGAAGAAATTTTTGTCCTGCCTGTATTGTTGAAGCTCATCTCCGATCCAGATTAACTCGTTTGCCTTATATTTGTAAGCGAGGACAGACCAACCGCGTGCGGTGGTCTCGTCGAAATTTCCAATCTCGTCGAGAATGACGGTGTCAAAGCGTGTACCTTTCGGAATGCGGTGCATGGTAACGACGGTGGCGTGTGGGAGTTTAGCAATCCAATCCTTGGCGAGCTCGCCGGAAGGAACAACGACGAGCACGTTAGGCGTGTGAGCGACAGCGAGCCTGACGAGTGTACTCTTGGCAGAGGCGCTAATGCCGCGAACAACGACGGTCGGCGAAACACCAGTAGGACCAGCTTTCTGGACGGTGCGGTAGAAGTTAAGGATGTGATTAAGGAGAGCGGCCACAGGTGGTTTACCATCGTCTGACGTGTCCAATACAGCACGAATCGCAGCCCAATCGAACGCATATTGCTTGAGAGAAGGTGTCATCCTGAGGCACTCTTGAAGGACAGTGAGCCCACCAAAATCCGGGCACGGGATGACGTTGGACGCTCGAATAGCAGCAAGTAGTTCACCGTGAGATGTAATAGTGGTAGTGAAAGCCACATTTGACTTAGAACCGCCAACCATAAAATCAAGAGGGGCCGCAAAATCGAAATCACCGAAATACTGGATGTCGTCGTCTTCTGGTTCGAGGACTATCTGCATAGAACCCTGCGGGAAATTGAACGGTCCGGGTGGGCCCACAGGAGGCGGTAAAGAGCGCAATTTGACGATTGTGTTATCTTCAGGGACGGCGGCCAGTTCATCAGTCAAAGGGTTAAAAGTGCTACCATCAGAAGGGGCGAAGCTAAGGGAACGATGCGCACTGAAAGTAGAGGATGAGTCATCATCGTCGAGAGAGTCATCATCGCTGCTGGGACTACAATGATCGAGTACAACGGCCTTGGTCTTACCAAACGCTTTCGCAGAAAATGGGACTGGACGAACGATGTGAGCGTGTTGGGCGGGGACGGCTAGAGGCGGCGCGAGTGGGGCGCTGGAGGACGCAGCAGTGGAGTATTGCGCGGGCACAGAGGTAGGCTTGATGATGTGCGTAGGAGAGGGTTTCTTGAGGGCGCGAGATATTCCTTTCGAGGCATCAGTAGGCTTGATAGGGCCGTTGGTCCGAGGCGTCTTGTTTGGGGCCGGGATGTTAAAACTGGTGGGAGCAACCAAAGACACATTAGGCGGCGCAGGTGCAACCGCGACGCGCAATTTAAGATCTTTGCGAGACAAGGCCTTGTTGATGTGATCGGCGGCAATCGTATGAGTTAGCATGTGCGAATTGGAGGCGTCAAGGACATCATACCCGCGAATCTCGAAATATGGGTAATAGTAAAATTCAGTAC